GGTGCTTTTGGCGCCAATGCAAGCATTTCTGCTTCTTGAGATACCCAGTAGTTGTACATACGTTGTGCATCTTTGGCGTTTCTAACCAAACCAGACACATAAATACGGCCATCTACTTCAAATTCGTTACCTACAACGCGGATTACAGGGATCCATTTGCCCGCCCATTCCTGCTCTTGGAGGACTTCATAGCCATTGGACTTCATCCACATAACTTTTTTGACGTCTACCGTGCGAGATTTAATGGGTTTTAAGCCCATTTCTTTCATATTTTTATCTTCAGGGCTGCCGTCAAAGAATGATTGGTTGCCAGGATACAAATTGAGCTTAGTTGGGGTGTGCTTGTAGTAGAAATACTCAACAATACGGATAGTGTTTTCATTAATCCACTGGGATAGGGATTGATCGCCTACACCTTGGGACATGATTGATGTAATAGGGGCTGCGTCAGGATATTGACGCTCATATTCGTCTTTTTCAATGTCTTGGCTGATAAAACACCATTCAGCGTCGCAACCAGCGGGGTCTTGGATCATCGGATCCATGTAAACCGAGAACGAGTTACGAATACGGCCTAAGCAGATGTCTTGGTCAAAGCTGTCATCATTACAGAACTCAGTCAAAATACGGAAATAGCCTTCACCATACGTTGTCTGGTTTTCGCAGGCGGTGTCATAGACCACATCGGCGTCAGACATATACTCGATATGGCGAACCATACCTTCAAAGACTTCTGCTACTTCTACATCGCCCTTGTCGTCCGCAGGAATCACTTTTCCAGAGGGTCGGTTTTGGCGTTGTTCGTTTGTTACCTGGTGGACGTGCTGTGGCAGTTTGTTGATTGTAAGACAAGGCCGCGCGTTAATTGTTTGTCCTTGAACAGAACCGCGGGTTGCCAACACATCGGCAGGCCATTGCCATTGATTATCAGGTGATCCTGCCATAAAACGCAAGTCGTCTAACTCATCTTCTCTTGACTCAGAATACGCAGACATTGCCATCTGAAAACGATGGCGCATAGTAGCCAAAGAATCTGACTGCTCATCAGGAGTAGAGGTGGGGTTGCTGCCTACGTTGGCTACTTTGCCAACAATATTCATCGAGGTTTGGTCATACGCCATTTAGTATTCCGATCACATCAGGCTCACGCATCATAAGCAGTTCCTCGCCATCGACTGTGACCTTTTGCCCGGAGAACTCACCGAATAGCACATGGTCGCCTTCTTTGACGTTCATAGGCTCGATATGTCCTTTCGGACTTTTCTTACCCTCACCAATTGCCACAATGATACCGCTAAATAATTTGTTTTGGGGTAAAACTATTAAATCAGATAACTTTTCTGTGTCTTGACGAATTAAAACACAATTACTCAATGGCTTCAAACTCATTTTTTAGATTTACCTTTAGTTGCTTCACGCTTGACTGAATACGCAATGGCTACCGCCTGCTTGACGGGCTTGCCACTTTTAACCTCAGCCTTGACGTTAGCACGGAAGGCTTCTTTACTTGGACTTTTCTTGAGTGGCATCATTTGCCCTTTTTAGCAGCAGCTTTTACGGGTTTAGCCGTTTTAGCTGATTCTTTGAACGCCTTAGCTGTAGGCGCGCCTGCGCTGCCAGGCTTTCTCATCTTTTCGCCCGAGCCAGCTTTGATGCGCTCTTGCTTGGCGTGAATGTTTGCGTATAGTCCAGGTTTAGTTGCCACAGTTTTCTCCTTATTTTTTGCCACAGTTCCAACTCTTGAGCGCGGCTTTCGCACGGGGGGCGTCGCCTTTGGCGTGGGCGACGACACCTGACATTCGGGCGCAGAAAGAAGCTTTGCGACCTGCATCAGCTTTTGACTTAGGGTTTGGCGCAGGCGCCTTAAGGTTTGCGTTATTTTTTGCATTGTACTCAGCCCTTCCTTTGGCAGTCATACCCGCACCTTTTTCGGTGGGTTTGTAGTTTGCGTCTTTGCCCTTGGTAGTGCGGGCGATCGGTTTGTCGTGTTTCTTCGTTGCCATACTAACTACCCATCCATGAGTTAAAGGCTGCGCCTTGTGACTGGTATGTTGATTTACGGATTGTACCTTTAGATTCCCGATGTGCAACAGGAAACGCAAACGTCAGAGCGATAGCATCGGCTGAGTCGGGCGATGCCAACCCCCGCGCTTTCATGTCTTTTTTGCTTTCCAAGAAGATCGCCCCTTTACTGTCGGGCTTCATTAGTGGGCTAATCAAGTCAGTTTTGAGCGATTTCTCTTTCGGCACACTAGCTGATTTAAGCCATTCTTTCATTGACCCCCAGATTTGGGCGCGTAAGTTGCCATACATCATGGGGTTGCGGCTCTTGTTCGCAAAGTTCACACCCCGTATCTTGTAGCGTTGTTCCTTGAGCCGGTCAACCACACCAGCGCCAAGACCACCCTCGTCGATGGCTGTTACCGCTGGGTTGTATTGTTCCATTGCTTCAATGACATGGCCAACCACCGTCATGGTGTCGTCACCCTTGAACTTGCGTATCTCTACGATGTCCCGTCCTTGACGCACTGCAATAACTGTACTGTCTGAGCCAAACCGCGCTGGATCCACCCCAATGACGATGGGCGCGGAGTCATCTTGCCATTTCTCCCGTTTCATGGCTTCGTCAACCAATGATGACGGGATGAACTGATCGTCGCCTTCCGATGGGAACGAACCGTACACCTCAACGTGCGCCTGGTAAGAGTCAGCGCCGTATTCTTCAATGATCTGGTTGTACACGTTCTTATCGGTACCTTCTACATCCCGAGCGTCTACCTGCCTAGATTGCCAAAAGTCCCGTTTGCTACCCTCGATCGCTTCGTAGAAATAGCCCGTATTGCGACGCGGGTTGCTAAAGCAACACCAAAAGCGGTTGGGTGTGTTCTCTGTAAAGAACCCTGAAGTCACCGCCCAGATGGAGTCGTCAATACCTGACGCCTCGTCAAACACGACCATTACACCATCGTAGTTATGAACTCCCGCGAACGCGTCAGGATTCTCAGCCGACCAAAGCCGACCTTCCAAGTTCCAATAGCGGGTGCCTTTCTTCAGATCTCGCTCAACCAACTCGGTCAGCCATTTAGCAGGCATCACGCGTGTAGCGCTGATCTCCCACCAGTGGGTGTTGATCGACATGGACGACCACTTAGTGATCTCGGCCCATGTTACGGAGCGTAGCTGCGATTCGCTGTTAGCTGACACGATTACGGTGGATCCGATGCGGGTGGTCATCATCCACAGAACTAGCCAGGACACTAATGCTGACTTACCAATACCACGCCCAGACGCAATCGCCAAGCGCAATACGCTGAAGTCTATCTGCCCATCGTTCTGTTTGATGTGATCCGCTAGGTCTTGTAATACCTGGCGTTGCCATTTGCGAGGGCCGCTAAAATGTTCAAGCGGCGTGCCTTGTTGTCCCCACGGAAAGACAAACATCACAAACGCTAGGGGGTTGTCCTTGATAGCAGGACTCCACAACCGTGCCATGAGTTCTTGTTCATCTTGCGCGGAGTAGCGGGTAGTTTGCATTTAGGCGGCTTTTTGTTTCTCAGTTAGTCGTGCATTTGACACTTCAGTATAGGTCACGCTCTGCGGTTCACTATCAACCCCAAGCCTGGCGGGTTCAAGGGCGTCGATGACTCTTGCTTGCGCTTGCTCGAGAGCGGCGGTGATGGAGATGCGCTGTTCGACGTCGATAGAAAGCTGCTGCTTGGCCACCCACCCGTGCTGGTGTTGCAAGATGGCGAGGGCTGACTTGGCATCACCTTCTTTTGCAGCAGTATGCAAGACTTCAGACATCTCACGTTCACCGTCGGCTCTCCCTTTAAGTTCTGCGTATTCGGCAATGGGGTCAAACAAACACAACTGCCTGTATTCAGTAGGCGTCATTCCAGCAGCTAACGCCAACGAGTCACCCTTAAGGCCGAGTTTGGCCGCTTTCATTATGGCTTCGAGCCGTGCTTCTGTGGCTTGAAGCGGGCGCGGCTCATACGGAAATGAGAGGAAGGTCATAGCGTGGAGTGTAAAACATTTTTGCAAAAATTAAAAATTTTAAAAATGGGGGTGGGCTTTTGGCTGTGTGGCTAGTTGGTTATAAAAATAAAAATTGTTCGTGATACCTCCTAGCCACAACTTGCCAGGCGCTCGGCCCTACCCGGGGGCCGTCAGCCAGGAGGCCGAAATCTAGGCTGCAACCAGGCTAGGCTGCATAAGGCTTGGCGGGGCGCGGTAGCCCGCAAGTCCTTATTCTATATGGGTGTGGACAATGTGGACAATGTGGACAATGTCTTTTTAGTTGGTAGCTTACAAGCTGATGGACGGGCAGTTGTGGACAATGTGGACAACCTGTTTTTAAATTGTCCAACTTGTCCACAAATACAAAGGATTTTTTGGGAAAAGGAAAAGGCAGGGGCGAAAAGTGTGGACAAGTTGGACAATGTGGACAACCCCTTTTAAGTCGCTGACTTATAACATTCGCCCATGAAAATATACAAATTACAAATCTTAGCTATATACCTATAAATAATTGTCCACATTGTCCACAAACTAGCCAAAAGCCTGATTTTATAAGGCTCCCTCTCCCTGGTTTGTGGACAATTTAGCCCTTTTATCATTGTCCACATCTTTATCCACAATCGCCCCAAATTGTCCACAAATCTATTTGTGACTTTTTTGCACAAAAGCGTTGACGAGTGTAAATAATTCCTTTACGATATCTTTTATGGGCCTTGTTTGACCCATTTAATAAACTAATCTAAAGGAAAATATCATGGAAATTAGTCAAAAGCTTGGCAACAATGCGTATTGTAAGATTGCCAAAATACTCACAAAAGCGTCTGATCTTGGGATGGATTTATCAGGATATGGACACGCTGACGAGAATACAAACTCAGGTCATGTCTATCTATATTTAGAAGATTACAATTTCACGCTTTTTATTAGCCTTGGATCCGATGAAGTTCAAGCCCTTTGGTTTTCTTCTGTTGATGGTGAAGAAATAGAAATCGAAGTAGGCGAGATGAGCTTACATGACTTAGAGTCTTGGGCTTCTGATCTTGACGTTAAAGCGGACGAGGCTGACCATGCAAAATAAACAACCAACAAAATGGGACGTTTTGGGCGCTTGCATCATGGGCGCAATTTTGGGCGCATTTCTAGCCTATGGCTTATTAGGAGGGTTTTAAGATGACTTATAAAGACGAATTTCCTGACTTTGATTATGAGTTGCCAAACCTTGGCAAGGCTTGGGAAGATAACTCTTGGCACAATGACGTTTGCCCATCGCTTGATTATGTCCTCAACGCTGACACGGAAGAACTTGTGCGGATTTGGTTCGACTATGCCGATCCCGAAATGCGTGAGTGCGGAGGCGATCGCTATGTCTTAGCCGTTGGCATCTATGGCGAAACGCTCGAGGGCATTATGTCCTCCGATAACTTAGATGAAATCCTAGCCTATATCAAGGCTCAAAACGTAGCACCTTTGGAGGTTTAATCATGAACCAATTTGATATGTCTTTTGTTTTTAATGATGTCCACATCATGAACCCTACCATGTCCGAAGATGGTCGTTTTAGCGTATCGCCTAGTCATTACGGGTTCACCATTGAAGGAACGGGCGGAGGTTGCTCCGCTTGGGTTAAATATCTCGACAATGGTCAAGTGTTAGTCCTCACCGATGAAAGCGGATGCTCTCACAAGCTTGACGAGGGCATGATGATGGGCTTATACGATGGTGATGAGCGTGAGGGGACTTGGGGCAATTGTTTGGGAACCATTGAGCAAAAGGACATTGTATGAAATCAATTTGGAAAGCATGGTATGACAGTCGCAATTTCTCATTTGAGGCTTTTAGCGATACCCCTGAAGGGGCAAAAGCGACCCTCATTAAGGGATTACGCAAGCACGGCAAGCAATATAACTGTGAGCCTAATTGGTGGTTTGCGGATGACGTTTGCGTACTTAGATATGACTTAGACACACCTTTTAGAGATCGGGACACAATATGAAATACAACCCTATTGATGAGCTACACGGCTCAATAAATGACATTTACGAGCAATACGACAAGGGTCAAATTAACTTTGACGAAACAGTAGAGATCCTCGCCCGCATTTGTGAACACTTTATAAAGGAAACAGAATGAACAAATATATTGAAGAATTATTAACAGAAATGCTATTTGATTTTAATGATTTGAGGCTAGGTCATACCTACAAAGACGTAGGCTATGAATCCAAAGCAGAGTTTTTTAAAGAAATGAGCAATAAGGTAGAGGAACTTTATAGCCGATTAGAAAAGGAACCCGCGCCATGTGGTCAGTAACCTACACAACCTATATGGGAGGGATTGAATCCCTCGCCTGTCGCAGATTTACAAGCAAAGCGGGCGCGACTACATTCGCGCGCAAAGTAAACGGAACAGTCGAGAAACGGATTTTTAAATGAACACTTACCAAGTTTTTAGCGTACACAATACGCTGATAAGCGCGCACGATAGCCCAAGTGTAGCCCTCAAACACGCTTTGATTTATCAGCACGTCACAGGGCAACCCGCCCACGTTGAGCAAGTAACAGACGCAATGTATCAGGCTCAGGACGATCTAGCAGATTGGCAGGATAGCGGAGGCGAACGATGCTCGTAGCCATTGTTGCCCTACTGTTGGGCGCTTTGATAATCATTTTCTTAGACCTATAAAAAAAGCCCCTTGATTGGGGCTTTTCTTTTACTTAACTAGCACCATCTTTGGCGGTGGGTTCTCCTCAACCAAGCGCCTGAGTTCAGACTTGCCTAAATCAGCCATCTCAGGGCAAGCGAATATATGTTTCTTAGTGTCAAACTCCCTTGATTTAAGCCTTCCACAGTCCACCCAACCGCCCTCTTTCAAGGCATGAAGTAGCGCAGCCTGAGGGACTTTGACACCGCTAGGGGCTGATCCTGTAAGTCTGTCGCACAGAGAATGGAAAGGCGAACCAATCACACCACGGGAAAATTCGCCAACTCTGTTCTTGAGCATTTCAACTAAAAACGACTCAGCCATGCTCATGCCATG